GTTTTGTTCAAGCATGTCAATGTCACACATACCCCAATATTCTAAGACCTCAAATCTTTCTACACAATGTTCAGGTGCATAGTCAGATAAATCATCTTCCCAATATTTTTTAGTATAAGATTCGCCTTGAGCTATAACCTCCTCAATAATTGTATCACGAAAATATGGTCTCTTTTTTAAATTACGCAATTGACTTCTTGACATTTTATGTCTTTCAATCACATACTGTGCTTCATCCATGTTAGTAGAATCAGGGTCAGGATAAAAGTTCCAAACAGAAACATGTGATGTAGAAGGAACGGTTTTGAATACAGGACTATATTCGCCATCTTCATCCCAATTGGGATATTCTTTATCTACAGCAAAAGGACCTTTCATTACACCTGTGCCAAACAAAGCCATTTCAAATGCTGTACTTCTTAGTTGTTTAGTAGCACCTGATTCTTGTAATTGATCCATGATTTGCTTTTCCATGTTTTTGGCAGCAATCATAGCAGGACTAAATGTAACAGCAGAAGGTGTTTTACCTACTTCTTCTTTAAGCCCTTCAATTTCTCCCAACTTATCTTGAAGAGGTCCAAGCCTTTCAAGTAAATCTTTTTCAGTAGCTCCAGCAGGTAGTTCTTCTCCATCACCCTCAAAACCATAGGGACTAACCAATTCGTTGCTTTCTTGTAACTGTTCAGGCATTTTTGGGTCAAAGCTAACATCTTTTGCGATACCTTCTGGTAACACTGTTGGCTCAACGCTAATAGGAAACTTGTTACCTGCAAATAGTACATCAACAATTTGTCCATAAGCTGCGAGAGTTTTGGTCTTAGTGACTTTGATAAATACTCTTGACTTTTCTGCTTCAGTAAATTGAACATCGCTTCCGTATAACCCCCTATAGTTTCTATAAGAACGCAACCATCGTTCTTCATCATTATTACGATAATCTTCGGCACGTTGATATCTTTCCATTACAAACGGTATGATACCACTTACGTTGACATCAGCTATTTGAGACTCTTCTGCATCTTCTAGTGCAATAGAATCATCGTCTAATGTTATTTCATTTTCTTCAGCCATGTTATATCCTTAATATCCGAATGTTGCATCTGCCATAGGCATACTACTACTTGGTCTACCCATAGGGTCATAGTCAAATATACTAAAACGAGGTCTTGACATTATCCCATATCTTAAAGCATCATATAAGTGGTCTTCCGCCCTTGTATCTACATCCTCTGGATTTTTCTTATCTAGAGGTATAGATGGTAATTGTGATACCATATTAGTACATGTGTTAAAAAATACTAATCTTGGTTGCTCTGTAAACTCATCTACCTGTAAGCGTCTGTGTATCTCATTCTTTCCTGATACACGGCTGCCTTTGCTTCTATCTGAAGGTCTCCAACGACAGCCTTTCATAATCATCTGTTCAGCCAAAGAAGGACCAGTATCGCCACGCTTGTGCCAAAGAGAGCTATCCAAGACCCCATATTTAATGTTTCCATCATCAGCTTCTGCATCCAATATCATATCTGCCAAATCTGTGGCAAGGACTTTACTACAATACAACTCTCTATATACAATAATCTGCTCGTCTGGAGAAACAGCAAACCACAACACACCACTATAAGAGCCGTAACCATAATCGCAAGCCCTAAATTTAACCCAATTTCTTGGAATTGAAAAAGGCTCAACAACGTGAATATTCCTATCAAACTCAGTAAAAGCAGCGCCTTCTTTAATATCCCAATCACCTTCAAGCAACTGCTTACGTTGGTGTTCAGGTAAGGAAAGAAGCATTGCTTCATAGTCACCTTGGTCTGAGAGATATGGGTTGTCTGATAATCTTGCAGGTATAAATCTTCTCTTAAATAACGCTTGTCCTGCTTTACTGTGTCCTTTGGGATAGGAAAGGACATTACCTGACTCAATATCTGTAGCATCAAATTGTTTTCCGTATGGTGCAGGGTCAATGAACATTTTCTTGACCCACTGATGTCCCGGACCTCCGGGGTTAGTTGTTGCTCTCATGTACACAGGTAAATCATGTGCAGTAGAACGCAAACGTGAACGCATATAGTTCCAAGCATACGGAGTAGACCATTGGGTTAATTCGTCAAACCCTATCCAACTAAATGCCAAACCTTGATAACGAAGTACATCATCGTCTCGGTCTAGGTATGACATCCATAACCTTGCACCTGATGGTGCTTCCCATTGCATCTTTCTTTCTGACCACTTTATACCCTTCCATATTTGAGGATACATTTCCTTAGATTTAAATATAAGTTCTCTAAGTTCTTCTGTTGTGTGTCGTAGTAGCAACCCACTAAATGATGGATGACCCATATATCTTAAAGGGTCTGCAAGCATGGCATATGATTTACCACCTCCTGCTGAACCACCGTATAATACTTCTCTTTCCCCTGCTGCAAGAAACTCTGTCTGTGGTCCTGCATTTGGTTTGAAGATTACATTCTGTTCTTCAACAGGTACAGCCTCAACGTCTGATATTTCCTGTATCTTAGGCTTTTGCTCCGGTTCTACCTTCTTCAATCGCTTTCGCTTTTTGGATTGCTTTCTGGGCGTACTCAGACCATTTTCTAAGAGTTCTAGCTTTGTTCTTACGTTGTTGCTCATGCATTAACCTTTTTCTTAACCCTACGTGAGATATATCTCTGTTTGTTTTGTTTGTTAGCCAATTTGCTACTTCACGATATGAATATTGTTTTACGTATTTTCTAGCTAATTCTATCGCTTCAAGCTCATAAGGTATGGGGTCAAGTAAATCAGGGTCTTCATCGTTTATCTTATAGCCGAATGGAATAGTCCTAGCTATTCTAGGTATCTGTATCCATTCTTTTTGTTCTTCATCTTTTAAATCTGTAGGCTGTGGTAATTTCCACTTTCCTATACTTCTATCCATCATTCTTTGGTGGCAAGAGCATAACACCGCCTGTGCTTTCTACTTGCATCTTCTCAGTCTTTACTAAACCTGTCCTGTCTAGTAATTCTTTAGCGGCTGACATCTTATCTCTTATACCTAGCTCTGTAGGGTCATACAAGCCTCCTACCATAGCCATTGCAGCTTTTGGTGCGTTCCTACTCATAAACAACTGTGTAGCCTCTAGAATCTCATCTTTCAGCGATTTAACGATATCTGTAGTACTAGAGCTTTCAGAATAACCTGCTAACTTCTTAGCTGCTACTACATCGCCACCTGCTTCATCAAATAAAACAGATAAAAACTTTTGTTGTCTTTCAGTTAGTTCTCGGCTCATGCTGGTATTTCCCTAGTTATTTGTTGCTCCACACGATTTATTAAACGCTGTGCTCTATTTGTAGTTTGTTTAAACCAACGAGAATCTTCCATCTCATCTGCCATTCTTGCCCAATCTAAATCTTCTACGGCAGCAATCATGTTCTTAAATTTAGATAAGCGAGGTCTACCTAATTGGAAACACATATTAGCTAATACTCTTTGTATTTCTTCAGGTAGGTTATCAAATTGCGAAAACAATAGGTTACAATCTTTTATAGTCGTTTCTACGTCTTTCGCAAACCAATCATCCACTTGTTCGTGTGGAATCCTTGTTCCTATGGGTTTTTCGTAATACTCTTCATCCCATTCTGTAATCAGATGCCCAATACCCCCTGTAGGGTATCCTTCTGAACATCTATATATTTCGTATACAACACCTTCATCATCTGCTATTTCATCTTGTAGTTTTATTAAATTCATTGTCTTCCTTTACATGCACAAGTCTTGATACTTGGTTGTGTGTAGTCTATGCTTAGATAAGTCTCCGCTAGAATGTATAAATAAGTTTTTAAACCAAGCAAACATTATTTAGTTTTCTTTTTTAAAGGAACATTCATTTCTTTAAATTCTTTTTTTGTTATTTTTTCATAAACATCTTTTTTATTTTTAGAATTAGATTTAGTCAGTTTTCCTTTTTTAAAAGTATGAGGGTCTGGCACTACTATGTTAGCACCAACTCGTATTGTTTTTTGTTCTTTTGTACCTTTGGTAGGAGTATTTTTATCTTGCCCTGTTTTGTACTTTGGATTTAAAACCATTAATCTTTTTAATGTTGTATTGTTAGCTTTAGCTATATCACTTAAAGTTTGACCTTTTTTAGCTTTAACTTTTTTCGTCATACTACTTGCACCACCTGCTTTAGTAGCTTTTATTATATCACCAAAAAGACTTCCTGTTGTTGATTTATTATCTTTCATTATTCTTTCCTTAACTTACCATCAAATGCTTTTTTCTTTTCTCCCGGTTTAAAATCAGAACCCTTACCTGCTGGGCTAGAAGAAAAAGCAGCTATAAAAGCACCTACTCCCGGAATAGTTTTTAAACCAATTTTCTTAGCTATGTCCTTTAAAGTGTTGCTTGTTCCCTTTTTAATAATATCTTGTTGTTTTTTAATTAATTCATTTTTAACTTTAATATTTGATTTGCTTAAATCCGAGTTTTTTATCTTCTGTAATCTTTTTAAATCTTCTTTAGCAAAATTTAATTTAGCTTTATCTATCTTTGCTTTACTTTCCGTTATTTTTTTATTTTGTTTTTTTCTTCTTTCCTGTATTCTATTTGTTTTAGTATTCTTAGGACCTAGCGAGTATATACCTGCCGCACCTGCTGCACCCATCAAGGCAGCTCCTGCTGTTTCCATTTTTCTGTCGCCCATTACTTCTTCCCCATTAGTTTCATCGCTTGACCAACACCCT